AACGCTGGTAACTCTACCTACAACACCACAATGGGTCTAATCCTCGGCACTGCTGAAGGTCTCGGATCTAACACAACAGCTATCTTCCCAGAGATGGCATTCAGCATCGAGAAAGTCACTGTCTCCGCTAAGACACGCGCTCTCAAAGCTGAATACTCACTCGAACTAGCCCAGGACCTCAAGGCAATTCACGGTCTAGACGCTGAGCAGGAACTCTCAAATATCCTTTCTTCCGAGATTCTTGCCGAAATCAACCGCGAAGTTATCCGCACAATCATCATCACTGCTCGTCAGGGTGCGACTGAAGGTACTACGACTTCTGGTATCTTCGACCTCGACACCGACTCAAACGGTCGTTGGATGGTTGAAAAGTTCAAGGGCCTCATGTTCCAGATCGAACGTGAATCTAACAAGATCGCCAAAGACACACGTAGAGGCAAAGGCAACATGGTGCTCTGCTCCTCAGACGTGGCTTCTGCCCTAGCAGCAGCTGGCATCCTTGACTACACTCCCGCTCTCGCAGGAAATAACCTCCAGGTCGACGACACAGGTTACACCTTCGCTGGCGTCCTCAATGGTCGTACAAAAGTCTTCATCGATCCTTATGCTGGTGCCAACTTCATGGTTGCTGGCTTCAAGGGAGCTAACGCTTTCGATGCTGGCCTCTTCTACTGCCCATACGTCCCACTCCAGATGGTCCGTGCAAATGACCCAAGCACCTTCCAGCCCAAGATCGGCTTCAAGACTCGCTACGGCATGGCACCAAACCCATTCGCCAAAGGCACAACAGCTGCTGATGCGAACGCTGCTCTCGAGCAGGACTCTAACGTTTACTACCGTAGAGTGCTCGTGAACAACTTGATGTGAGGCATACGTTTCACTAAATAACTGAGAGGAAACTCTTGGTGCTAAATTTGCTCCCGAGGGAAACTTCGGGAGCATTTTTATTAGGAAACGTAAAATGGAAAAAGAAAAATACGGATTTGTTTATATTTGGTTAGATCGTAAAAGAAACAAACATTATATTGGTTGTCATTGGGGTGACGTAAACGACGGATACATTTGTTCGTCAACTATAATGAGAAACGCTTACCGAAGAAGACCTGAAGATTTTAAAAGAAGAATACTATCTATAATTAAAACATCAAGAATAGAATTATTGGAACTAGAGCACAAGTGGTTATCTTTGATCAAAGATGAAGAACTTAAAATTAAATATTACAACATTTCAAAAAAACATTTTGGTCACTGGTCTTCTAAATCTAATGACCCCGCCAAAAAATCTGGAGAGAGTCGCCGAGGCAAATCTCCCAACAACGATCCACAAATGCTGATTGAACGTGGAAAGAAAATATCTGCTAAAGTAAAAGGCCGCAAATTCTCTCCAGAACATCGAGAGAAACTAAGGCAGGCTAAACTTGGCAAAAAACATTCACCCGAAACAATAGCCAAAAGAACATCTGCATTAGTAGAAACATGGAATAACGGTAAGCGTAAAAGAGCAGAGCCAAAAAACACCATGACGATAGAAGAACAAGGAAGATTGCATTCTGAGAATCTCAAAAAACGTTGGGCGGATCCAGTTTGGGCTGAGAATCAAAAACAGCGTTTAAGAGAAGGTTCAAAAAGAAGGCACCAAACAGTCATATAAATATAGAATATGCTTGACGATTCTAGACTTTCAGGTATAATCAGTAATGCACTGATGAATGAATAGGAACCAAAAATGGCCAGTGATATAGCTAATCCTAATTTCTTAAGTCAATTCGGCTATAAAGCTATATTCTCTAGAATTCCTCATCTAGAATATTTCCAACAAAGTCTCGAGATACCTGGTTTGCAGCTTGGCACTGCTAATATGCCCACACCGTTTACTAGAATTCCTTTCGTAGGAAATATTTCTTATCAGCCATTAACTATGAGATTTAAGGTTGATGAGAATTTGGAGAATTGGAAAGCTTTGTTTGATTGGATGTTGGCTGCAGGTAATGCAAAGAACTTTGACGGACATAGAAATCTTGTAAATGCAGAAAGAGGTTCTAAATTTACCTTGACTTCTGATGTTACTATTAGTATACTTAAAAGTAGTATGAAGCCGAATAAGAAATTCGTATTCAAAGATGCATTTCCAGTTAATCTCGGAGATCTTTCTTTTAACACTATTGACACTGATATCAACTACATAGAATCTTCAATCACCCTTCAATACACATATTATGATTTAGAATAGTTTCTGTTAGAAATTTATGGGATAGGAATAAATGAAACTTGATGAGATAACTTCATTATGGGAACAAGATAGTAAAATCGATAAGACTGAACTGGCTGATGAATCTCTTAAAATTCCCCAACTGCACCACAAGTATTATAAGATCTATTCAAACGAGAAATTGATTCTTCGAAAACTGAACACAGAATATAAACAACTCAGGCTACAGAAATTTGAGTTCTATACACAAGGACCAAATGAAGAGACCGAAGACAAAGGTTGGGTTCTACCAGCAATAGGTAGAATTCTAAAAGTTGACGTTGCCCAATATATTGAGGCAGATAATGATCTAATCCAATTATCTCTTAAGATAGGCATACAAGAAGAAAAGATAGAGTTCCTAGAGTCTATTATCAAAACTTTAAATAACAGAGGCTACAATATACATACAGCCTTAGAGTTTATCAAATTTATGAATGGACTTTCATGAACCCTGAGTCGGTGCATTTACAATATGTTGATTGTGTTCACGTTCGTTTGGTCTGTGAGCCAGGAATACTGAGAGAGATCTCAGATCATTTTACGTATTTTGCACCCAATTATAAGTTCCACCCAAAATTTAGAAACAGAGTATGGGATGGAAAGATCAGATTAGTTAATATACAAACAGGGTTGATATATGCTGGTCTCACCAAAACAATCAAGAAGTTCTGTGATTCTAGAAACTATCCGTTTACATTTGACTATGAATTGACCTATGATAACGTTTCAGAACACGAGATATTAGCTCATATTGACAAATTAAAGATACCAGATAAATTTGATAAAAGAGACTATCAAATTAATTCTGTTGTTAAATGCATTCGAACTGGAAGAAGAACTCTATTATCTCCGACATCTTCGGGCAAATCTCTTATCATATATTTCATCTCAACCTGGTATAAGAATCTAAAGAAACTCATCATTGTTCCTACTATTCAACTTGTTAATCAGATGGAAGGCGACTTTAGAGATTATGGATACAAAGGAAGGGTCCACAAATCTACTGATGGATTATCTAAAGATAATGATATAGATGCAGATGTAGTTATAACTACCTGGCAATCTCTGAATAATGGCAAGACCAAGATGCCACCAAAATGGTATAAGCAGTTTGGTGTAGTATTCGGCGATGAGGCACACGGTGCCAAAGCTGTTTCCATGATAGAGATTATGTGTAATCTTAAACAATGCAAATATAGATTTGGTACAACAGGAACACTAGACGATCAACCGTTAAATCAGACAACAATTGAAGGACTGTTTGGTCCACAATATAGTTCTATCACAACCAAAGATATGATAGATAGAGGATTCGCATCAAAACTTAAAATCAAATGTATTGTGTTGAGATATCCAAAAACAGACACACAAGCTGTTAAAGATATGGACTATCATTCTGAGGTTGATTTTCTAGTTTCCCATCAAAAAAGAAATGATTTTATAAAAAACTTGACTCTTTCATTGAAAGGTAATAGACTTGTATTCTTTAAGCTGAGAGATCATGGCGAAGCAATATATTCTATGCTTCAAGATTGTGGCGTAGAGCATGTATTTCACATAGATGGAACAGTTGATGTGGATTCAAGAGAAGATATAAGAAAGACCATTGAAACAAAGAATGATTCTATTCTAGTCGCTTCATTAGGAACTACTTCAACAGGAACAAATATCAAGAGATTGCACCATATGATTGCTGCAAGTCCAAGCAAATCTAAAATTAAAGTGTTGCAATCGATTGGAAGAATGCTTAGATTGCATGAAGAGAAAGAAGAAAAAGGTGCAATTCTTTATGATATTGTTGATGATCTAACACACGGCAAGAAACAAAACTTTACTCTGAAACACTTTATTGAAAGGTGTAAAATATATGATCAGGAACAATTCGAATATCAAATCTATAACGTGGCGCTGAAATGATTGGTGAACACAGGATATTTTTTATTGATGGAATGAAGATAATTGGACAGATTGCTGAGGTGACAGCAAACGTTGTTGTTGTGTTAAATCCAGTAGAAATACAATATGAAGACACAGAAAACGGACAGATGATCATAGTTTGTGATGTAATAAAAGAATCACATACTAATCTCGCAAATATACTGAAAAGTAAGATTTCATTGACCTGTGATGTTTCTCCAGAGATGATATCATATTATAATATCATTGTAGAAAGCTTTTATGATCAGAGAGAAAAAACAAAGAGTTATTTGTCTTATCTAACGAACATGGTTGCAGAACAAAAAATGAATGAATCTATTGAACAAGAATTAGAAAGGGGAAAGCTTGTACAGACAACGCCCGATAGTTTAAATTAAGAGAATATTATGAAAAGAAAATCAGGTATACACTACGTAGATAACAAAAAACTATATGCTGCAATGGTAATATTTATTGCAGCATATAGAGAATCAGTAGCAAACAATACACCCAAACCAAAGGTTCCAGAGTATATTGGAGAATGTATTATTAAGATAGCTACTAGATTGGCCAACAGACCCAACTTTATCGGGTACACATATAAAGAAGAGATGATAGGCGATGGTATTGAGAATGTCCTCGCCTACATCCACAATTTTAATCCCGACAAACACAACAATCCTTTCGCATATTTTACTATGATCATCAGCAATGCTTTTCTTCGAAGATTAGAAAAAGAAAAGAAGCAAACCTATATCAAACATAAAATGCTAGAAAGAAGTTATCTAAATAATACGTTGTCAGATAATTCAGAAAACGATCCCCACATTCACGTTGAGATGAACAATGACGGAAGATTGGACAATCTAATAAACAAATTTGAAAACAGATCACCCAAGAAGAAAAAGATAAAGGGTGTTGAAAAGTTTTTGGATACAGACGAAGCATTAATTGAAGAGATCACATGACCAAAATTGCAATAATCACGGATACTCACTGAAAGCGGTGGATCTTCTCTCAGAAGATGACATTTTAAAAATTGTAGAAAAGGAACAACAAATGACTAAAATCGCTTTAATTTGTGATACTCACTGGGGTGCTCGAGGCGATAGTCAAATCTTCGCTGAGTTTTTCAATAGATTCTACTATGATTTTTTCTTTCCATATTTAACCAAGAACAATATCAGCAGAATCTTTCATCTTGGTGATATTGTTGATAGGAGGAAATATATCAACTATATGACAGCGAGACATCTTCGGAAGTTTTTTGAGAAGTGTACCGAATTGAATATGCAAGTTGATGCTATTGTCGGAAACCACGACACGACATTTAAGAATATCAATGATGTGAATTCTATGAGGGAATTATTCTCCAACTCTAATCTTAACATTAAATTCTATGACGAGGCCACCGAAGTTGATGTGGATGGCACAACAATTGCTATGTTGCCCTGGATTTGCTCAGGAAACTATCATGAAAGTATGGAGTTTGTAAAGAACAGCAAGGCACAAATACTTTTTGGTCATCTCGAGATTGCCGGATTCGAAATGTACAAAGGTTCGTACACAGAAGAGGGATTATCAGAAGAGACATTCAATAGGTTTGAGGTTGTTTGTTCTGGCCACTTCCATCATAAATCTACCAGAGGAAATATTAATTACCTTGGTGCCCCTTATGAGATGACATGGTCAGATTATGATGATGAGAGGGGGTTTCATATTTTTGATACAGAAACCAGAGAGTTGACATTTATCAGAAACCCCTTCACCATTTTCGAGAAGATCTACTATCGCGATGAAGACTGGAAAGTTGAAGATATCAACAAGATTGATTATAATAAATTCGCTGGTAAATACGTCAAACTGGTCATCGAAAATAAGACCAACCCATACTTCTTCAATATGTTTGTTGAAAACCTAGAAAAAGTTGGTCCAGCCAATCTCCAAATTATGGAAGATTATTTCTCTATGGGAACAGAAGAAGATTCTGTTAATGAAACAGAAGATACTCTTTCAATTTTGAGAAAGGTTACTGACCAACTTGATGTACAGGTTGACAAGAAAAGGCTTGACAAATTCTTGGAAGAGTTATACAATGAAGCACTATCTGTGGGATAAATCTAGGTATGCATTTACATTTCAAAAGAATTCGTTACATGAATTTTCTGTCGAGCGGCAACCAGTTCACAGAAATCATTCTAGATAAATCAAAATCTACTCTGATCGTTGGAGAAAATGGAGCAGGGAAGTCCACGATTTTGGACGCCCTCTCTTTTGCTTTATATGGTAAAGCCTTTCGCAATATCAATAAACCACAGCTTGTCAATTCTATCACAGGAAAAAATTGTGTTGTTGAGTGTGAGTTTGATGTTGGTGGTAAACAATATCTGATCAAGCGTGGCATGAAGCCGTACTTCTTCGAGATTTATCAGAACAACAAATTGATCAACCAAGATTCTAAGGTCACAGAATACCAGGAAGTTCTTGAAAAACAGATCCTGAAACTGACCCACAAATCATTCAGCCAGATTGTTGTTCTCGGTTCGGCAAACTTTGTTCCGTTCATGCAACTTCCTCCATATATCAGGAGAGAGGTCATCGAAGATCTGCTTGATATTCAGATCTTTTCTATCATGAATTCTCTGTTGAAATCTAAGATTGATGAGAACAAAGCAGATATATCTTCAGTTGAACAATCTATCTTTGTTTTAGAAAATCAAATTGAGTTGCAGAAAAAACATATCAGCAGCATCAGACAAAATAATGATGAGATTGTAGAAAAGAAAAGACAGTCAATAGAAAAAGTAAATCAACAGATTCAGGAAGCCACTATTGAACTCCAGTCTTTGAACGAAGATCTTCAAAGACATATGGACTCTATCGACGATAAAACTGCAATGCAAAAGAAACTGCAGAAAACTCTTGATGTTGAGAAACAGATTGATGATAAGATAAAGTCTGTAAGAAAGGAATTAAAATTCTATCAGGATAATGATAACTGTCCAACCTGCAGACAAACTTTGGAAGAGTCTTTCAAAACAAAGAAAGTTACAAAGAAAACAGAACAGATTGATAAACTCGTTGATGGTTCTTCTCAACTTGAGAAAGAAATCTCTAATCTCAATCAGAGAATAAATGACATAAACAAAATTCAAAAACATATTGATACAATTAATAAACAAATTCAAACTATCAATAACAATATATTCTTTTGGAATGGTAATATCACACTTCTTAATGATGAGATTGAGTCGGTAAGAAAGAATACAAAGATCATTGATGGGACAAAAGATGAAGTCAAAAAACTAAAAGAAAAACTAAAGTCTGAATCTGCATTCAAAGAACAGTTATATGATAAGAGAAATTTGATCAATGTTTCTAGCTATCTTCTGAAAGATAATGGTGTCAAGACAAAGATCATCAAACAGTATGTTCCTATTATGAACAAACTAATAAACAAATATCTTGCTGCTCTAGATTTCTTCGTACAGTTTGAACTTAATGAGAAGTTTGAGGAAACAATCAAGAGTAGATTTAGAGACGAGTTTTCATATAACTCTTTCTCTGAAGGAGAAAAAATGAGAGTGGATTTGGCTCTTCTGTTTACCTGGAGAGCTATCGCCAAAATGAGAAACTCTGCTTCTACAAATCTATTGATCATGGATGAGGTGTTTGATAGTTCTCTTGATAACAATGGTACAGAAGAGTTTATGAAAATACTGGAGAATCTTACCTCTGATGTAAATGTATTTGTCATATCTCACAAAGCTGACGGGTTGTATGATAAATTTCATTCTGTCATTAAATTCAAAAAAGAAAAAAACTTTAGCCGTATGGAACTTAGAGCTTAATCTGTCTAAATAATAGACAGGAGGATATTATAATGGAAGAACAAATAACATATAGTCTTGTATCAGAGACAAACCCTATTCTTAAAATGAAAACAGAATTGTTTGATTTTAAAGAACCGCCAATAAATCCAGTAATTCTATATAGAAATATGGCCAACACAATGCTGGAGAAGAACGGCATTGGTTTGGCTGCTCCACAAGTTGGACTTCTGTATAGAATGTTTGTTATGAGAACACACCCAGACGTTTTGGGAATTTTTAATCCTATTTTAGTTGACTCTTCAGAAGAAGAGATTATACTTGAAGAAGGTTGCCTGAGCTTCAATAATCTTTTGATTGAAATAAAAAGACCACGAAAGATTCGTGTCCGATTTACCAATCCAGACGGACAAACTGAAACTCGGGTGTTTGATGGAATAACTGCTAGGTGTTTTCTCCATGAACTAGATCATTTAAACGGTATTACAATGGTCAATAAAGCGTCTAAAATAAAAGCTGATGTTGCTATGAGAAAAAGAAATAAATTGTTGAAAGCGGAAATTAACAATGGTTAAAATTATTGTTGCAAAAGAGAGACATGATTGTGAGCATTTACTGGGTCAATATTTGGATGAGAGCCACTATGACATTCTTGTTCAGGAAGACGTTGACTGTTTTATGCCTCCTGACTGTGACTTTACTACTCAGACTGAGTGCGATAAAGATTGCGAATCCTGCCCAACAGGACAATCAGAGAAACGTGTAGCATTCAAGTTTCGTAAGAACTTCTTTAACAAGAAGATCAGGCATGCCGCATATGAAGGCTTGAGGGAAGCTGCAACTGAATCGCAGAATCGTGGCCTGGCAGCAGGTCCACGTGGAGAATTCTTAGGGGTTGATGGTCGTGGTGGTCGTGATTGGGTGACTGATTACGAACTTGAGGTTCTCGATTTCTTTATGAATGAACGCAGTTCTCTCTTCCAGAAAGATGACGTGATATCAATTCGCCAGAAACACGCGAAAAATAAAAACAAATCAGATGAAATTCGCGGAACAGTTTGGCTGAGGTCGCAGGTAACAAAACGATATCCAGATTATCATGGTTGGTTTGATATCTGGGTCGATGAAGTTACTAAGCTTCCGCGCGAGAAACAGATTGCCGAAGCGACTGAGATTGCCACAAAGTGGGTCTCCTTTACCAACTATGCCAAATCAGTATACTCTGGAGTTGCGGGTTGGTACGACAGATATCCCAGAATTCCTTTTGGAAGGGCGACATCATACACCCGAGACAATCCAGAGAAATTCGCTAAGGCTTTCCCCTTTCTACAGGAACTCGATCGTGGCTACAGAGAATTGCTGCCATGGCGTTGGGGTAATCAGAAAGCTGCATGTGACACTATCGACAGCCGTTTCCTCGTTCCAGGAACAGTGTTTACTACAATCACAGTAAACAAGAGTTTCAGGACTGCAGCCCATCGCGATGCTGGAGATTTCCAAGATGGTATGTCAAATCTACTGACACTTGGAGACGGTGAATACACAGGAGGATATCTAATCTTTCCAGAATATCGAGTAGCTGTTGATGTAAGACCAGGAGATCTTCTTCTTGTTAATAATCATGAGATCATTCATGGTAATACTGAAATCAAGTTGAACTTTCCAGAAGCAGAAAGAGTCTCACTTGTATGTTATCTTAGAGAGAAAATGCTTGACCTTGGATCTTGGGATTATGAGAAGACCAGAGAGAAATATGTAGAAGATCGTAGGAAAAACAAATCTCATCCTCTACAAAGACCATTGTGGAATGG